TATTAACAATTATTTCACAATGGTCGTCTACATATTCACCAATAGGCTTCTTTTTTCTAATAACAACATTTTTAAAGCCTTCATAATTAAGTTGTTCTTTTAATATTAACGCACTTGACATAGGGTTTTCGCTCAACATATCAAAATCAGGAATAGTATTAACTTGCGAGCGTTCTTTTTTGGGCATATATTGACTATAAAGTGACGCAGCATAACCACCAAAAAACACTAATCCTTGATTAATAAATGATGTTTTACAAACTTCATAAATTTTGTCTCGATCGCTATCTGAACCATCATAGTCTCTCTGAAATTGTATAGATTTACAAAGCTCTCCTTTTAATGGATAATTTTTGTTTAATAAAGTAATGCGTTTTAATATTTTTTCCCACCGTGTTACATCTCCCATTGGTCTTGACAATTCAACATACATAGCCATACGCAAATAGTTAGGAGGGCAATAATTTATAGCATTTATTTTAATAGCTTTTTTGAACAAGTTTTTAAACAATGTTTTGTCTAAATAAGTTATGTCAGCAATAGGAATAAAATTAACAAACACTTTATATGTTCCCGCATGAACTGATGATTTTGCCTCAACTTCTTCATAACCAGCTTTATAATATATATTTGTTAATTTTGTGGCATATTCCATTGCTAATGGCGTAAAAAAATCATAGTCAGGTATTTCAATATCTTTGTTATAAAATCGGTCTTGTTCTGGTAATATATTATTTACAGCCGTTCCGCCGTAACATAGTGTATTATGTGTTCTTAAAAATTCTTCTAATATTTCTATTATTTTTTTTATAGTATCAGATTGCACTAATTTTTTACCTACTTCATAAGTAGCACTATCAATAGCATTTCGTAATATTTTTAATTCTTTTTCTTCAAAAGATTTCATAATAAATTATATAATATAGTGTGTTATTATAATATTTTTTTATTTTATAGAAAACAAAAATAGAAAACAAAAAATAGAAAATAGAAAATAGAAAATGATAGTTATTATTATTGCTGTGATAATAGAGTTTGTAATGTACCAGCAACATCTTCTACTGGTCTATGACTTGTAAAAGGAATAATAGCAAAACTAGTTGGAACATTCGCAATTAAATGATTAGGTTTTAAAATCCATGAATAGTTTCCGTTATTTGTAAATTGTGCTACATAGCTTTCTAAATTCGCATCTTTGGTTTGATATTTCATAGCTATAGCATTACAACCGAAACCATATGCTGACGCAAACTCATTGTTATTTACATAATTATTTAAATTTGGCAATACAATAGTAAAACTTCTTTTTGTTTCATCTATGAATTGAGCTGTTTTTCCCGCAATTTCAGTATATCTATATGTTTTACAATAAGCACTTTTTCCCTTTAAATTAATATAAGTTTTTAATTTTGCTAATACATTATTTGTTTCTATTATATTATTTGATGGATAAAAATCACATATAATAATAACTGTTTTATATAAATCTTTCATTTGGACGTTTAATATTGAGCCGGTTGTATAATTATGTTGTTTCATTATGCGAAAAGTATTACTGTCCGTATCTGAAGTAGCTAGGTCTAAGTATTGTTCAAATAGTGCACCCATTTTTTCTAACATAGTCAAATTTGTGCTCATAACCCGAAAATTTAGAATCAAAGGATCACGACTACAATTGGTATGAATAGCATCAAACGCACGCGTTGTAACACTACTTAATACATCACCTAAGTCTAAAGAGTTATAGGTTTCTTTTATATAGTTGCTATTTGCTGTAGATGAAGCCACTATTGGTTTATTATTGTATGAATAAATTTCAAAATCTAAAAACCGACATCCATTAGTAATCGTTTTTTCTAAAGCACACAAATTTACAAAATTATTTTTATAGCCATCACCGCAACAACAATTATAAGCACTTTTAACATAATAATTTTTAAATATAGAATTAGATACATCAAATTCAGTTGTAGTTAAGTCCGTTGCGCTACTTGCTTCTACAGTATTAGCACTTGTAAAATAAGATTTTCCAATATTAGCCCTATAATATTTCTCTAATCTATCACATGTTCGTTGTTCTAATGCTAGTCTATCATATATCCAACCAAATAATATTAACAATATTAAAATGACAATACTCATTGTCATATACAAATATATTGATTGAGTACTATTATTAGGGTCACTACCAAAATAATCTTTAAAAAAGATTTTAGACATTTCATAAAAACTAGTATTTTTATCTTTATTAGTTGTGTCGCCCATATTTATATATTAAAACATTTAATTTTAACTAAAATACTTTAGTAGTTAATTAATTAACTAATTAACTAATTAACTAATTAACTAATTAACTAATTAACTAATTAACTAATTAGTTAAATATTAGTATAAAATTATTATAGTATATAAATTATTAGACTATGGCGGGTGGACTATTAAACTTAATAGCTATTGGCGACCAAAATGTTATGTTGACAGGTAATCCTACTAAAAGTTTCTTTAAATCTACATATTCAAAATATACTAATTTTGGGTTACAAAAATTTAGATTAGACCAAGTTGGACAAAAAGAATTGGAGGTTTCAAAATCTACAACTGTCAGTTTTAAAATAGAACGTTATGGTGACTTATTGATGGATACTTATTTAGTACTAAAATTACCAGCAATATGGAGCCCAGTATATTATTATAATAAATATAGTGATATTAGTGCTGTTTATAGACCATACGAATTTAAATGGATTAAGCATATTGGATGTCAAATAATGGAAGAAGTTAAAATAATGATTGATGGAATAACTATTCAAAAATTTAGTGGTACTTATTTACAAAATGTTGTTGAACGCGATTTTGATTCTCATAAAAAAGAGTTATTTGATATTATGACAGGAAATATTAGCGAACTAAATGACCCAGCTAATTTTAATAACCGAAACAATAATTATCCGAATGCATTTAATATAAATGGAACAAATACTGATGTAAGCGGGATTGAACCATCTATAAGAGAATACAATTTATATATACCAATTAACAGCTGGTTTACAATGTCCTCTTTTATGTCATTTCCCTTAATATGCTTACAATATAGTAATTTGGTTATTGATTTTAAATTGCGACCATTACAAGAGTTGTTTACTATTAAAGATGTATTATACGATATGAGTGTAAATACTTACAAAATAACTAACTATAATAATATTCCTCAAATACATCCACTTCAAACAACATTAGAATATCAATTTAATAGATTTATTAATCCGCCGCCATACAGGGATATATCTGGAGACAGTTATATTAATTTGACAAATAGAATAAATAGTAATATACATTTACTATGTACTCAATGTTTTCTTGATAATGCCGAACGAGAAATGTTTGCCAAAAATAGTCAAAATTATTTAATTAAAGAGGTGAAAGAATATAGTTTTAAAGAAGTTATTAAGACTAATAAAATTAAATTAGAATCAAACGGCTTAATTAGTAGTTGGATGTGGTATTTTCAAAGAAGTGATGTTAAGGAGCGCAATGAATGGTCTAATTATACTAACTGGCCTTATGAAAATAGTATTCCAAATGATTTGAAAAAAATCACAACACCAGACTTATCTTATGTATATTATAGTCCTCATTTTACTTATAGTGGTGATATTTCCAAAAATATATATTATACTGGGTATAGTCCGTCTATTTACGAACAAACCAATGTATGTGAAATTATGAAAAATTTTGGTATACTATGTGACGGCAAATATAGAGAACAAACATTTGATAGCAGCGTATTTAGCAGACTAGAAAAATATAATAAGTCAAACGGCTCCAATTCGAAAGTTGGTTTATATTATTATAATTTTGCTTTAACGACAGACCCTTATAAATTACAACCAAATGGTGCGTTTAATACAAATAAATTTAAAACGATTGAATTTGAATATAACAATTATGCTAATCCACCTTTTGATAGTAGCAATATTGAGTTTACAACTATTTGTGACCCAGCAACCGGCGCAATAATAGCAACATCAAAAGACCCTACAAACATTTATAAATATTATTATAATTTGTATATAATGGAAGAAAAATACAATTTATTAATTTTTCAAAATGGTTTTGGTGGGCTCTTATATAATAGCTAAATCTATGTATTATAACTTGTATATTATATAACTTATGATAGCTTATGCTAATTTAATTTTTGGAACTTTTCGTGTTCCATTATTTTTCGCTTTAAGTGCTAATTTTAGTGCTTTTGAATTTGATGAACAACCATGTTCCAATATTTTATAATCTATTGCTGCTGCTTTGCCTCCACTAATAGCACTTGCTAAACGCGCATAGCCCCAACTATGTGCGCTTTGATTTGGACGTGACCCAGAAGAATAATATGCGCCGCGACCCTTTTTAACAATTTGTAATAAGGCATTTTTAGAACAACCCGTTGCACTTACTAAGTCAGAATTTATTGCTATATTTTTTAGTTTATACAACTTTTGTGCTTTTGCTATATGAGCTGATTTTTTGGATTTATATGAGTCAACATTTTTTCGTGTTAAATAACGCTTCTTTTTATATGCATTACGTGAGGCTTTTAATTGTTTAATTTGTAGTTTTTTATCTTTTAAACTAAGACGACGAGGTAAGTATTTAATAGGTATATTTATCATTTTTTATTACTATTATACTATTATACTATTATACTATAATATTTATTATATATAAAAATATTATAATATGAATAAAAGTATGAATAAAAGTATGAAAGAAAAAATCATAAAATTTGAAAAAGGGCCCCC